GACAAAGCTGAAGAAAGAAAATGATTTTCTTCCACAGCCGATGTGGACGCCAAACAATGATTCAATAGACTTTTGATGGAAACATTTGCCGTAGTTAGGAATATTCAAAACAATCAACTATATAAATACTTGGGCGGGACAACCTATGTTAATGTGATGACTGGTAAATCTGGGGAAGTGCCGGATGAGCTTGCTAAAAAAATATTCAAGATAAATTTAGCCGCAACAGATATATTGAACAAGTATCCAAATATTGAATTGTTAATTAAAGAGTTGGAATTATTAATTGAAAATAAAAATCAAGAAAAATGAGAAACAACACAAAAATGTACACGGGTAGTCTTTGCTTGACAACACTTATTGAAGAGGCAAAGAAAAATCACAGCGCAATGAGTAAAGGCAAGAATGGCAAAGTCTACGTTAATTTCTTGCTTTGGGAAAACGAAGAGAAGGATCAGTATGGCAACACCCATTCTCTTCAGTTGAATTCAACGAAAGAAAAGAAAGACCAAGAGGGCAAGGTTTACTTTGGTAATTGCAAGCCTATTGAAAAGCAATCAGGTAATGTGGCTGACGCAATAGATTCTGATTTACCATTCTAAAATAAAAAACATGGCAACTACATCACAAAACAATCAGATATTAAATTATCTGCAATCTGGTCAACCCTTAACAGCTCTTAAGGCTCTTCGTTTGTTTGGCTGTATGCGACTTGCTTCTCGAATAAACGATCTTAGGAGAATGGGCCATACTATATTTACCGATATGGTTGGTGAAAATGGAAAAACATTTGCTAGTTACCGATTGGCAAAATTTGTAAATAAGAAGTGAGCGGTAAAATAACACTATACGACTTTGATGGCACTGAAGTTGCATCAGCTAGCTACGAAGGCCCAAAGAATAGATCTGAGAGGCTTTCGACCTGGAAACATCGGGTTGGGTATAAAAGGTATGAGAAGATGTTCTATCACGTCATCCCCGACACCCGACCTGAACTTGTTTCCAAAAACGGGGCTAACACAAACAGAATCCCAAACATCCAAAAGAACGCCAAGCTGTTTGACATAAAGCGCCCAAAGGCTAAGTATGATAACAAGAAAACACTTTACTGACCATACCGTGAGGTCTTTAATCTGAGCGGAAGAGGGGAGTTTAACCAAGATCCCCTCTTTTATAAATTATTTATATGAAGCACGGATCATTATTTTCGGGTATTGGCGGATTTGACCTTGCCGCTGAGTGGATGGGATGGGAAAACAAATTTCATTGTGAATGGAACGAGTTTGGCCAAAAGGTGTTGAAACACTATTGGCCGAATGCTGAATCATTTCACGATATAACAAAAACAGATTTTACTAAATATGCAAACCAAATTGATATTCTCACCGGGGGATTCCCTTGCCAGCCCTATTCAATGGCCGGAAAACGAAAGGGAAAAGATGACGAAAGACATCTCTGGCCTGAAATGCTTAGATGCATTAGAGAAGTTAAGCCCAGATGGGTCATTGGCGAGAACGTTCTCGGCCTTGTTAATTGGTCAGGAGGGTTGGTATTCCACGAAGTGCAAGCTGACCTGGAAGCTGAAGGGTACGAAGTATTCCCGTATGTATTGCCAGCTGTATCCGTCAACGCTCCCCATAGAAGGGACAGGGTTTGGTTTGTTGCCCACTCCAACAACTCAAGAAACTCCTCATTACGATGTGGAACTGACGGAAACTGGAAGGCGAAAAGCACAAAACGGGAACAGTCACAGTATGAATTTAACAGACAAAGCAATACGGGGATAAAGCACGGACATTCGGAAAAGTATTGGGACAACAGAATAGGAAAAAGACAGATGGATATAGCAATGTGGAATGCACAAACCAATGGCAAAACTTCCCAACTGTCCCCCCAATTTGTAATGGAGATGATGGGATTTCCAACAGATTGGACGGAATTACCTTTTCTAAATGGCGAAAAGAATCAATCAAAGCAGGGGGAAACGCAATAGTCCCACAAGTAGCTCTTCAGATATTCAAAACAATAGAAGCCTACGAGGCAACCACCAAAACGTAGGTTGCCCCTGCTTTGAAATAATGTGATATGCCGGGGAGCTGCTTGTTTTCTTTAATGCACTTCAAGATATATTGACGGCTTACAGATCTCATTTTAGCATACTCTGTAACAGACATTAACTTTTCCATTAGTTGTTTTTTTGTTTTTCTTGTTGGTATCTCATGTTGTAGCCTTGTTCCACCCCGTCGGTGTGTATCTCTTCCATCTGCTCCCTCTCCATTGCTTTGGCCTGTTCAATTGTGTGGTCGTATCCTTCAAGGTTTAATTCTTTAACCAACCACTCTATTGCTGTTTTGTTGTCAATTGCAAATATATGCAAGTTGTCGCGTAGCAACCAAATTTATGTTGCACTTCTTCCCCTTCTTTATTACCCCCTCTCTCTATTATAATATAAATAAAGAACAGGAGCGGATGCCCGGCCCCGGTGCCGCGTCCTCCCCGGCCCAATGCTCACCACCACAGAGGGCAAGCAATACAGCCGACCGGCCCCGGCCCCCGGTAGCTGACGGCGTCGCGTCCTCCCCGGCCACAATACCACCGGCACACAATACGAACACAGACGCAAGCGCCGGCCCCTGCCCCCTCCCCTCCCGTACCGGCAGCAAACGAACACAGCGAACGCAAACGGCAAAAAAAACAAGGCCACCGGGTCGCCGGAACACGAAACCCCGCGGAATCAAGGCACGTCCGTACGTGGGTGACCCCTACAAGTGGGCGCATACAACAAAAACCCCCCATATAGACATACAGGGGGCTAACACTACAAAACAATAGTAAAGATAATTCATGGATCAACACCCCTACCGGTAAAATAAATTTGGTAATAAATTTTGGATTTATTATTTTTGTATCTCATATAGCATAGCAATCGTTAGGACGGGCGGTATTTCTATACTGCCCAACTTTTTCCCACACTACAAAACAAAAAATAATGAATAACACACTTGAATTACTTAAGCTGGCAGAGCCTTTATTCAAAGAAATTGACCGTCTCAAGAAGGAGGGCAGCAGTGAGCTGTTTACCCTGATTGATCGGGCCGAACCACCTGCTGAGTGGCTGCTAGAACTTCCCTCAAAGGCTAATCCAGGCGAAACCTACAAGACTATTGGTCTTGATCTGATGGAGGCTATTGTAAAGCGAATCTTCGGCGGATCTATGATTACCGACACTTCCCTTACCATAAGCCAAGACAAAGGCAAATTTGCTTCTACTGCTGTTGTCCGGTATACAATTGGAGGTGGTAGAGACCCACAATACACGCTAATAGGTGTGGCTACGGTCGCTGCTTCAGATATATCAATGCTTGAATTGGCTTCTCCCAAAGCCGCATCAATGGCGGTGAAAAACGCTATCAAACAGATCGGAGGCTTGTTTGGTAAATACCTAAACCGAGTAGAGCAAGCAGAGTTTGATATTGAAGAAGCTCCGAAAGTAAGTATTGAAGAAAAGATTGAAAGCCTTGAGGAGTGTATAAAGAATTGCAAGACGATTGATGAGCTAAAAACATACAGAAAAATAGTATCTTCTAAGTCAATTTCGCCACACATTCAAGGCATTTACGAGCAGAAATTGCGTGAATTTAAGTCTTCAACCAAAAACGACTAAAAAAAATGACAAATTGGGACAATCTTTTGATTAGATGTAGCTGTATTGGTAAAATTATGACCCCTGGTAAGGGTTCAGTTTTGACCGAAAAACAGCAGTACGAATTGGATCGTTTATCGGCACTTCCCCAGCGAACAGAGAAGCAAGGTGAAACACTTTCCATGCTATTGGCTAAGAAAAACGCACCACCTGAACTATCTGATACCGCCAAGTCGTACCTACGAGAATTGTATATGTACCACAAGTACGGTAAGGAGACTGTCGGAGGATCGGAGCGGAGCAAGTATACGATGAAGGGAACTTCGGTAGAGGACAATTCAATTAAATTATTAAGTAGGCTTCATAACTCGTTGTATCTCAAGAATATAGACACATACAAAAACGACTACGTTTGTGGTACTCCAGATATTGTTGTCAAAAATGATGAAGGATTTGCTCAAAAAATCATTGACATCAAGTCGTCTTGGGATGGTGCTAGCCTACTTTCCAACCTGGGTTCTCCCCTTAATCAACATTATTACTACCAAGTCCAAGGCTATATGGCGCTTACCGGTGCTACCGAAGCTGAGGTGTGCTACTGCTTAGTAAGTATGCCTGATGAGATCATCAATGGAGAGAAAAAGCGTATTTGGTACATAATGAATCCCCCAACCGAAGAAAATATCGAATACAAAAAGGCAATTCAGAAGCTAGAAGATAATATGACCTTTGATGAAATCCCCGAAAAGGAAAGAATCATATCTTTTAAGGTTGAGCGAGATGAAGACCTTATCTTAAAGATATACGACAAGGTGGGCCAGTGCCGCCAATGGTTGAAGGAGTTTGAAAAAATGCACATGAATATTAATGAATAATACTAAAAAATACTTTTTTAATATAACTCCTCAAACAAATATACGAGCCACACAAAATGATCGTATATTTTTCCGTATACCAAAGGACAAACTTTACCCTTCTGGTCTTAGAAGACGCAATCAATTAGAAAAGTATAACGACTACAAGGCTGATTTGCGAGAAATTGCTAAGAAGAAGAACTTTTTCTTTCCGGAACAAGGATTAGAAATAAACTTTTACATACCTACACCTAAGAGCTGGACAAAGTACAAGAAAAAAGAGATGAATGGACAGTTGCACAAACAGCGTCCAGATCTTTCAAATTTGCTTAAAGCCATAGAGGATGCGCTACTTGTCGAAGACAAAAAAATTGCCCATTACCACTCAATTTCTAAGAGGTGGGTGAATAGCTCTCATGGATATATCGAATTAGTCATTTATTTGCCTTCGA